TCCATCCCATGTGGTTTTGTAGGAATACCGTATGCAATTGCAGCAGTATCCATATCAACCGTTGTGCCAGACGTAATCCCTCTATCGGTATTAAATAAATTAAATGAAATTTCTCCTGATGGTGGTAATGCCATTATTTATTATTTTTTAATTCTTCAATTTCTGCTTTCAATTCTTTTATTGCTTCTATTAAAACAGGCACTAACTTTGTATAATCAACTGTTAAATAATTTTCACCACTTTCAGATACACCACTTCTAGAATCAAATGGTGCTAACGAAACTATTTCAGGAAAAACTTCTTTAACTTCTTGTGCAGAAACCCCTAGTTGTATTTTATCTTCCTTATAACCAAATGTTTTTGCTAAATCATTATTTGTATAATAAAATCCATTTAATTTTTGTATTTTATCCAATGAATTTGATATATTTGATATTTTTGTTTTTAATCTTTCATCTGAATAGTATGCAGTAATATTACCAGTTGCTGCAACAGGTCCTACGAAATATCCAGACCAACCAGAGCCGTTCCAATCCGCATAAACACATTCAGTAGTACCAACACACAAATTAGCTCTATGTCCATTATCGGCACGTGTAACACCCACACCCAAAGATGTTGCATACATTTGAATACCACCACTACCAAGAAAATCTATTCTACCAGAACCACCTGTTGCAAATTCTAAAATTGCATCTCCTGCAAATGTTACATATCCTGTTCCAGCATTTAGAGTAATTGTGCGAGTCCCAGCGGTAACAGATAATGTTGATGTTCCAATTGTCCAACCACCGATTGTCCCCGCACCTGCATTTATTGTTCCATTAAAATATGCAGAACCATCGGTGTCTACTCTAAAATTAGCAGATGTAATCCAACTCTGTCCTAATGTTATATTACCTGCACTAGCGTAATTTCCACTTGTTGCCTTTGTGCCATAATAAATTGCATCAGAAGCAATTGTCCAAGGACCAATAGTTCCTGCGTTTGCAGTTATAGTTCCATTTACCGATAAGGTAGTTCCATCCCAAGTTAATTTATTTTTTAATGAAAAATACCCATTATTATCTACATAAAAAGATGTATTCGCGTTATTATAATTACCAGTTCCAATATAAATTACTTTATTTGCACCATCTAATGTAATACCCGCATTTCCTACTTTGAATACATTTGAAATATAACCATTTGCACCCGCTATCACCGGTGATATAATACTTGTAGAACTGATTAAAGTTCCACCTGTGTATGTTCCGTTTGCAATTGAATCAGCAACTGCTTTTGCATTTGTAAATGCGTTGGATGCCGAAAGTGCTGCATTGGATGCGGAAATTGCACTTGTTGTTATTGCTAAATTTGCTTTTGTTGTAGCATCACTTGCCGCAGTTGAAATTGCATTTGATTGTGCCGCACTTGCCGATATAGATGCCGAAGCAGCTGCTCTTGCCGCATATAAAGCTGCATTTGCATCTGTGGCAGCATTTCCACCGGTTACATTTATAGTTCCATTTACAGATAAGTTTGCCCCATCATATGATAATTTATCTGCTAATGAAAATTTACCACTACTATCCAAATATACAGATGTATTGGTATTATTATAAGCTCCTGAATATTCTGTATCTCCCCCACCAGGTATTGCACCACCTATGAATATTTTTCTAGGTGTTTGTCTTGCATCTAAATAAATTGAATTTGGAGATTGGCCAACTTTAAATAAAGTGCTAAAATATCCCAATTGTCCACCAATTACGGGAGCATATATTATATTACCACTAATAAATGAACCACTATAATTACCATCTGCTAATTGTTGAACTTTTGTGAAAGCAGGTAACAATCCTTGATAAATACTCTGACTTACTGATGAACTTAAAGATGATAATGATGATGAAACAGACCCACTTAATGTATAAACGGAACTACTTGTATATCCAAATGATGATGATAATGATGAACTAATTGAACCAGTCAATGCCAATACCGATGTGCTGACAGAACTGCTCAATTGTAATATACTACCACTTGCAGATGAACTATAAACCGTCATCGTTCCACTAATAGAAGATGATACTTTATAAAGTAAATCTAATGATGATGAAAGAGATGCACTTATTAAAGCAGTTGTGTTAGGTGCTCCTACAAATGTTGCACTTTGAGTTACAAATACTGGAACATAATTATTGTTTAAATCATAAAATTCAAATTTAAAATTAAATACATCATTTCCTAATATGGTTGGCATCGTTGTGATAAACGAAACACTATCTGGTGAAAATGCAGTATCTTGTGATAACTTTAAACTAATATTACCTAAATGCCATTCTCCATTTGATTGTGAGAAATATAAGGATGCCGTTGGGTAATTACTTGAAATAGTAAATGGTATTACGGTATCTTTTAGATTTTTTGTTGGTGATATACCATATAAAGTTCCAATACTACTACTAATAGTAGTTGATTGGGATGTATAACTTAAATATATTCCTAAATTTGAATTTACGGATGATGAATAAAATGCATCTAAATTTAATTCGTATGTATTTGTAGAACTTAAATCTAATGATTGAGTGTAAGTAAATATACCACTACCTGCTAATTTTAATCCACTTTCTATTCTACTCGATGTTAGTTCTGCCGATAAAGAACCGGTATTCCAATATTTTTGCAAAGTTTCAGATGTGAATATACCAGTTTCACCAATCACACTACCACTTAATCCATATGTAGTTAGTAATTCTTTTGATTCTAATAAAACATCTTGTATTAAGTCATAATCCGAAATATCACCTTCCGATGTTCTATATACCTTTACTCTCTTTACATCACCTGCAAATGTTTCTAAATTAGAAAGATTTATTTGAGCAAATGATTGACTAATGCCAGAATCTACTTTTACCCCACTACCTGTATCAATACTATAAAGTGGTTGTAATAATTCTGTAATTTTAGCAGTAGGTCTTTTATAAAAACGAATCTTTGTAACATTCGGTAATGATGGATTTACATTTACCGTTCTTGTCCATTTTACGTTATAAGTATCTTTCCAATTATCAGGTATTGGTAATCTTAAACCGTTTGATTCGTATTCTTTTAATTCACCTAATATTGTAATTGTGGCAGGACCAAATGCCGTTCCATCTAATGGATTACCATTTGCATCTATTGTTTTGTTTGGATAAATGTAAACTGCAACTACCTTTGATGTTCCTTCATAATATTCTGAAACAAATGATTCTCCGTTTACGGATGATGAAACGATACCTTCACCCGGCTCGTAATAAATCGTATCACCGTTTGCATCTTTTATTTGGATTTTTATTATTGTATCTGCTACCAAATACTCCGAACCTTGTATAAGGAATGCATTTTTACCACCTGTAAAGGTATCATTTAGTTCGGTTATTTTGAAATATGTGCTATTAGGGTCTGTATCGTTTATTAATACATTTACTTTTTCTAGCTTCTCATCAAATAGGGTTTTTTTAATTACAGACATTATCCGTTTTCTTTTACCATAAATATCCCAAAAAATTAAAGTATGATATTTATATTTAGAAAACTAATAATTACTAAATAAAACTAAAATTATGAAGTATGCAATGTTACAAATAAAAAAAGAAACCCACGAACTTCTCAAAGAATATTGTGAAGAACATGGGTTCAAAATGGGTAGTTTGGTAGAGAATCTAATTAAAAAACACGTTGGAGTAACCAAACCACACTCCTCTACGTTGAAAGCAGATAAGATTAAATCGTTTTAATTTTCATACGAATAAAAAGATACTATATTATATTTAACCCCCTTATTTACCTTTTCTAATTCGTGAAATAAATTTTTATCACTATCCAATACTACAAAATTAGGAAATACAGGATTAACTGTAATATCATTCCCGTTTAAATCGTGCAATATTAAATATCCACCATTTTCGGTATCCCATACATCATTTAAAAAATATAAAAATACACATATTCTATTTTCAGGTTGCCCATCATCGTGCAATTTTATTTCACAACCTTCATCATAAAATTGTAGTCTAGTTGCTGCATTAAATTTATTAAATGTTTTTTCTGGATAATATTTTTTTACAAATTTTTGTTGAAAATCACGCATAGTATTACTATGTAATTTATTAGTAATTGGTTCATACATAGATATTCCATATACCCAAGTTGGATAATATCCACATTCTTCAATTTTTTTTAATTGGTAACGATGCGCCATATTATAAACATAATCAATGGTATTTAAATCATTATCACGTTTTAAATAATTATCATATTCTATTTCTTCTATATAAGAGCATTGATTGTATTTAAACATATACTCATATTTTGAATGTCTTACAAAATTAACACTATCTATATAAGCTTTTATTTGTTTAAATTCATCCAAATTAATAAGTTCGGAATAATCTTCTAAATTACCATAGATGTATCCGTTATTTCTGTAATTTTCTACACTTTCCATTAATAATCAATTTTACTGAATCCGTTTTCTTTTTTAATTTCAATCAAACCATCTACAATATCTCTCATAGCATCTAAGTGAGAAATCATCCAAATGAAGTCAAACTGTGTCTTTAAATATTGCATCATCATAAATAAAGATGATAAATTATCAGAATCCAATGTTCCAAATCCTTCATCAATTACTAAAAAGTTTGGACGAGGTAGGTTACATATGTTAATAAGAGCAACTCTGATTGCCAATCCACTAACAAACTTTTCCATACCACTACACATCTCTAATGGCCATTCCTGGTCATCATAAACTATCTTAGCATTTATTGATTTACCATCAACTTCCATTACAATGCCAAAATCTACAACTTGTCCTAAAATGTTATTTATCTCATTTTCGATTACAGGTAATGCTTTGGAAATCAATTCATATGGTATCCCATCTCTCTTTACAGAATCCAAATAGTAGGTGTATAAACGGTTCTTTTCCTCTAAGTCTTTAACTTCATTCATCTTCCTCTTTATCTCCTCTACAAAGGCAACTATTGAAGAAATAGAACCATTCAAACTACTAATTTGTTTGTTGATTGCAACAACTTCTCCTTCTATCTCTCTTTTAGTATTTTGTAATCCATTTATTACAGTTTGGATTTGAGTATTTCGTTTAATTGTTTGCTCATTCTCATAATACTTACGGATATTTTCTTCAACTGTTTCTAATTTGTGTTGTGCTAATTGTATTTTAGTTGTTAAACCATTTAGCTCCGCTTTCTCCGTTTCAATTGCAGAATAACCCCTATGGTATTTAGTGCTTAATTCTAAAAATTCTTTAAATTGTTCTTTGGACGGTTCAAATAAATTAATCATATTTAGGCAACCACTCAAATCATCTAAACTATAATCTAAACTATCTTCTAATACCTCTAATTCTTCTTTTGCTTTTAGTGCATCTTTTACAAAAACATTATCACAACAAAACTTACAATTAGGGTCATATTCGTGATTATCCAAATGAGCAATTTTATCTTTGGCAGATTGTATCTGTTGTCTTAACAATTGTTGTTTAGTATCTGCTTGATTATAATCTACTTCCGCTTGAAGATAATTTTGATGTGCTTTTTCAACAGGAATAGATACATCTTCTGAAATATAAAATTCTTTTTTATCTTCCATTGATTTGGATACATCTGCAATCAATTCCGCATTTGTAGCAATTGTAGTTTGTTTTGTTTCAAACGAAGCAGTGTAATCATTTAATGCAGATTGTAATTTAGTTTTAGATTGATTTAATTCATCTATGTTTAGATTACCATCCATTGGAACTAATTGAGCACTTAACCCAACAATTCTTTCTCCCAAATCAATTACATCATCTGATTTAAGTTTTAATGATTTTTCTAATTCTTTAAGTTCTACTTTCTTATCTTTTAATTCAATTGCCTTTTCAGCTAATTCGGTTGTGAAATCAGTTTTCTTAAAGTTTTTAATCAACACCGATACTTCCTTAATATCTTCGGTAGCAGTTTCATATAATTTATCAAACACATTTAATCCCATAAATTGTGCTAATAAATCTTTTCTTTCTGATTGTGATTTATCAATGAAGATTGAGTTATTACCTTGCAATGAAAGAGCAGTTAAAACAAAATCCTCATACTTACCCACATATTGTTCGATAATTTGATTTGTATCTCTTCTCTCCGTTCCGTTTAATAAAGTAGTTCTTCCATCATCTTCTCTCCAAAACTGCACATCAACTTTAACATTCTTTCCTTTGTTAATTGTTTTAGCAGTTCTTTTAATATGATAATCTATTCCGTTTACTTGGAAATGTAAATGGCAATCAAAATCTTGTTTACGGTTATTTAGAATATTGGATGCTTTAAATGCTCTACTACACTTATCGTATAAACAAAATGAAATTGCATCAAACAAAGAAGATTTACCTGCTGCATTTGGTGCAAATAATCCCATCAATCCACCTACTTTGGTAAAATCAATTTTGTTATTCTCACCATAAGAGAACATATTTGAGAATGTAAATTTAACAGGTTTCCAATTGATATTTCGTTGAATATCGTCGTGAACAATTCTACTGTTTATATCCTGATTGATTTCATATAATCCTTCAATATCTTCTGGTGTTGTAAACGGCATCATTCTCTCAACATATTCTTTTAATAGTGAGTTCTGATAATTTACATCTGATACATCTTCAAAATCTAATTTATTATCTCTGTTTCCTGTCTTTGATTTGGCAAGTGAGTCTGTTCTGATAATTGTAAAATCATCAACACCATACTTCATCTTAATTTCAGTAATTACTTTCTTTGTATCAGCAGTATCGGTGTTTGATAAACGAACTCTTAAACGAGGATACTTTGGCATATTATTTACAACTGGAACAACACCCTTATCAATATCCAATGTATAATATCCATAATCATTTTGAATATCAACTTCTTCATAATTCATTGTATCCAAATCCCAAACAAGGAATCCGTGCTTATCCAAAGTTTCACCAAAGTTTTGTTGAACTAACGAACCTGCATAAACTACCTTACAACCTTTTGGAGAAATCATTTGTTGTCGTTTGTGAATATCTCCTAATAGTGCCAAATCATACCCATCAAACATTTCGGTTGTAAAATGACGTGAAGATACTACATACCCAATATCTGTTTGGGAATTATCAACTGGTCCGTGGAATAAAGCAATCTTTTTGTTTCCAAATAGAGTATCTGCTTTTGGCCAATTCTTTTTATCATCAAAAATACTGAATACACCAAAATCTACTCCACCAATAGAGTAAACTTGCGTATCTCTCAAATAATGAAAATTTGGTAGGTTTAGAGCTTCTACAATTGGAGTAAGAACATCCAATCTATCCAAATTGTTCATATTACAATCGTGATTACCTGTAATAAGGATAGTATCACATAATTTAGAACACTCCGTAAATAACCAACTAATTTCTTTTAGTAATTCAGGAGACATTTCTAACTTAGCATGAGCAATATCTCCTGCTAAATAAATAATAGAATCCTCCGTTCCTCTCTTACGAATCTCATCAAACATCTTTTCAAATACTTGACGATATTCGTTGTGTCTTTTCACATTACGGATATGCACATCGGCAATGTGGTAAATCTTTTTTAATTTCATAAACTACTAATCTTGCTTAATAACAAATCTTCTTCCCCAAACTCTTTTGTATTATTTAACTCTTCGTAAAACTTTTGATACCCCATATCGGCAGCATCTTTATCTTTTAAATCCATAAACCTAACATTAATACCTTGCTTACGAAGATACTCCGATACTCGCAATGCTTCTGTTTTAGCATCGTTATCTAATGATATAACAATATCACTAACTCCACTCATAAAAATTTTCTCAATCAATAATTTTGATGGGAACTTACCTAATAGTGGAATTGCATTTCTTCTAATTGTAATTGCATCAAATACCCCCTCACATAAAATAATAGGTTCATTCCAATCTATTTGAGATTCTAAACAAATTACATTCTTACTTATTGGTGGGTTTTTGTATTTCATCTTCTCATCTGAATAATACGAACGAGAAACAAAGTAGTTTAATTGCCCATCACAATTGTAAGATGGTATAATTACTCTTCTACTATATAAACCTTCTTTACAATACCCTATATTATATTTAACAATCTGTTTCATAGTAATTCCCCTCTCTGTAAGATAATGCATTGCATTCTTATATTCAGGATTAAAACCTTTTGGTTCTTCTACTAATGAAATGAATTCTTTTGGTAATGAAATAAATACCTTTGTGTCAGCATCTTCCGTTTGTGGATTGTAGTTAGAATCTCCGTAGATTTCTCTAACCATAGAAATGGTTTTTCTATCAACATCCAACTTCTTTAATAAAGATGTAAGTTTCTTACCTCCACTATTACAAGTCCAACAATGCCATTTTTGCGATTCTAAATTGACTTGTAGTTTCTGTTTGTGGTGGTTACAAAATGGACAGTAAAATGCCAATTCGTTACCCCTCAATACGGAGTAACTACCTAATGATGTAGACAGAGCATTAGTTACTTTATTTTTATCGGTAGTATTCAACACAATGTAAATATACGAATAAAAATTGAGAATTCCAAGCTATTCGTTAAACCATTCTTCTGGAATGAACTTATCCGCGTATTTATATCCGTTTTTATCACACCAATCTGCATATGATGTTTTGGATGCTTTGCTTATTTTGTTCTTTGATGATGTAAATACAAACCGTATATCCAATTCAGGATGTTGTTTTTTTACTAATAGATGTTTCTTTCTATCTGCTGCAAGAAACCTCCCTTTGGTTTCTACGAAGATACCATTTGGTAATTTAAAATCAGGATTGTATGTATGATTAGATGCAGGAACTATGTATGAAATCTTTTCAGATTCATAATCCACTTTAATTCCTTTTGATTCTATTTGAGTAGATACAGATTCTTCTAAACCAGATTTGAATCCATATTTTCTACCAACCCAAGATGACTTGGATTTTTTAGCAGTAACTTTTTTAGCCATTATTATTTCTTAAATGTATCTGAATACATTTTTTCGTTTAATGCACCACCTCTACCAACTTTGAATTTTTCAGCAGTTAAAACTTGGTCATCTGCTTTTTTCAAATCGTTTGTAGTGTAAGGAGTTTTAGCATTTTCACCTGCTGCAAATCCAATCTTATCAACACCTAATGCTGATTGTTGTGCTTTGTATAATTCTTCTATTGTAGGCATAGTTTGTATTGTTTATATATAAATATAGATTATGTATCAAAACGAATAATAAAATTCACTGGAATATCTGGTTCTGATTTAATCGGTTGTGGTAATTTAGCAACTGCTACTAAATCACAATTATCATCATATAACCCAATTGTTGTAATAAATGGTGCAAGGAATGAGCCGGTTGTATCTACTGAACCGCTTAAATCCCAATGTTCAAATCCCGCAAATACTTCTTCATTTACAGATGATGTATAACGATAATCTAAAATATTTCCGTTTTCTAATGTAGTTAGTTTTTTAATATATTTAACACCAGGATTGGTTACTACGTTTACCGTTTTATTATCGGTAGTTTCAAATGAAGAAGTTTCTTGATTTACCAATGTAAATGCAGATGGATTTTGAGAAACATTAAACTCATCTTCATTTACAATAAGAAGATATTCGTTTTCATAAATAGTTTGAGTTGATTTGTAATTCAATTCCCAACTACCAGTTAAATATCCTTCCGAACCACGTGTTAATACAATTAATCCTTGATTATAAAATACATTACCTATTCTGTTAGTTCCACCTGCTCCTATTAAGAATGGAACATTATCTATGACCATACTACCATCTTCCAAATTTAAAGTTAAAACTTGAAGATTTGGATAGTTTACGGTTTCGTATGTTAAATCTATTATACCAGTATTTATATCATAATCTACAATAGAAGCAGTATATACTGTATTTGCTATATCTGTAAAATACAAATAACCTAACGATGCAATATTTGGAGTAGGAATACCAATATACCCAACAGATAATGTATCACCTGCTAACGATATTAAATTACCATATTCATCATCACCATATAAAGAATCTCCATTTGTAAAAGTTAAAGTTCCTTTTTTTATTCCCTCACCAATATATGATTGAGGAATAGAAATTACCTTTGCACTTCCACTTAAAAATCTATCCTTTGTTAAATTATCAGAATTATATACTATACTCGCTGCTCCAAATCTTGTAAATGGATTATCTTCGTTTCCATTATAAAAAGCTGCTTTTAATTGAGAATATATTGCAGTTTGTTGAAAAGATAAGTTATCACCAGTTGAATATGATGATGAAACATCGGATGCCAATAAAACATCAATTTCAGTAGAGTCTTGATTAAAACTCCATTCTTTGTATGCCTTAAAAGGTCTTATACTAATATCTGATTTGGGAATTCTTTTTAACATATCACTAATAAATATCATAAAACTAAAAACCCACCAAAAGGTGGGTCAGTAGTTTATAAGTTATTCTCTTTTAGAAATCTAACTTTACTTTTATTGCTACTTCTTTATCAAACGATTTCTCAATTGGTTTAGAAGTTTTTGCTACTGCTAATAATTCGTTAGCATCGTCGTATAAACCTACGGTTGTAATATAAACGTGTGGGTCTTTTTCGAACAATGATTGTGCAAATGCTCCAACTGAACCACTAACAAATGTTGGGTTGTTTGAGAAGTTGAACTCTCTATTATTTGCTCTTACAAAATAGTGAGATGTGGAAACATTCTCTGTTCTTCTTGCTTGGAAGTCAGCACCTTTATTTAATGCATCGAATAATTTCAATGAACCGGATGCTGAACCAGATTGGTGATACTTATCTGTCGTTGAACCGGCTGCTGGTGCTAAATTTCCACCAACTGATGCAGAAAGTGCATTTGGGTTTAATAAAATAATACCCATATCAGGATAGAATAAACCATATCCTTGATTTGTATATGTATCTGAATATTGTGCAATTGTTGCAGTTAAAGATGTTCCAATGTTTAATGCACCACTAACAATATTGTAAACTCTACCCGCAGTTGTTACACTTTCATTAGTTCCACCACTATCATCTATTAAAGTAATAAGACCTACTGAACCTGAT